AGATTGACGAAGCGGTGAGTAACTCTTTAAATTTCAAGAAGGCTTGATTGAAGAGCTTCTCGACTTTGCAGAACATGAGTTCTCCATCAGTAAGCCCGACAAGAACGGGATATCAGAACGTGAACACCTCGAACAAGTGGAAAGGCAGACTGGACGTAGACCAAAGGGATTGGATGGACCTGATTTTCCCACTTTGTTGTCTCACATCTGGTCTGCCTTTGTTGCATTAAGCAGTGGCAGAACTATGGGTTTCTCTGGCCCTAACCCGATTACCTACGATCAAATAAAAGCGTGGAAGGAACTTACGAATACACCATTGTCTTCTTGGGAAGTAGAGGCAATAAAACGTGTGGACGTAATTTACATGGGTAGTTTTAATGGCTGATATTAAACTGGTTATGCAAGCTGAAACGGCTCCTGTGGACCGTGCCGTAAGGCTTTTAGATAACTTACAGGCAGAACTACGTGATGTTAAAAGAGCGCAAGACTCTGGTTTAATCTCAACTAAACGTGCAACCAGTGAAACAAAGAGATTAAATGATCAGATCGCTAGATTAAATAACGCTGCAAGAGGCTCCGCTACAGACTTCCGTAAGTTTGAAAAATCAGTCTATGGTTCTGGCAAAGCAATGCGACAAAAAGAGATCGCAATGCAACAGGCTGGATACCAGTTACAAGACTTTATCGTACAGGTTCAAGGTGGTACTAACCCTCTTATCGCATTTTCTCAGCAGGGTTCTCAATTAGCTGGCTTCTTTGCTGGACCTTGGGGTGCTGCTATTGGTTTAGGTATTGCTGCTCTTGGTGGCTTAGGCACAGCTTTATTAGGAACTTCTGGTAAAGTTAAAGATTTGCAAGATGAAACAAAGGAACTCATAAGTATTATGGGTTCTTATGATACGGCTTTTGATAAATCTAGCGAGGGCATTTTAAACCTAGAAGAGGCTTTTGGTAAACTCACAGAGAGTGTTAGACAAGCTAGACAGGCCATATTAGATTTACGTTCTGCTGAATTAGAAGCTAAAATGAATGAAGTTTTCTCTGGCTTCCAAGAAAAATATATCCCATCAGGTGCTACCGATAGGAGAGCTTTGTTAGCTGACCTGTTTGGTTTGGATATGACCCTTAAAGGTTTTAAAGATCCCGAAGGAAACCTTCGTAATACAGAACTTAGAATGCTTATGTCATTTATGACAGGCGCACAATATGCAGAAAATGATGAACAGAGGTTAGATTATTTATCAAAAGCCTTAAATGTTGCCACTGAATTAGCACTTATTACTGATGGTTTGTCAGAAGGAGAAAAAGAACTTGTAGGTACTATTGAATCTATATATAATGCCTTTGAAAAATCTGTAGCGAAAACCTCTGAGACAACAAAAAACTCACTTAAAGATCTTAGTGAATTTGATGCCTCTGCTTTTGGTGGTATGGGGGATCGTACTAACGAAGAAATTCAAGCTAGTGTAAAACTTACAAACGAAATGGTAAAAAGTGGTCTTAAAGAGACCATGAGCGTTTATACAAAGTATGCTGCTCTCAGAAGAAATGGCTTTAAAGAAGAAAGAAATAACAGTCAAATATTATATGATAAGATGCAAGTTTACTATAAACAAGCTGGTAAACTTATGACAGATGGTGAGACTCAGGCCAGACAGGAACAACTTGAGACCACTAACCAAGCTATTACAAACGCTGAGTTGGCTAAACAAAATGCGATGTATAAGGCACAAGAGGTTGAAAAAGAGCGTCAAAAACAAGCGGATCAAACCCATGCTCATATGATGGCATTGCAAAATGCTTATTTTGAGGATAATAAAAAGAAGTCTGCTCAAGCAGGTATGCTTCAAAATTATCAAATAATGATGGCCTACCAAGCCTATGGTGAGAGCAGAGTTGAGGGAGCTAAGACCACACCACCAAAACCACCAAAAGGTAAAACCCCCGCTGAATCTATGGCCTCTATAATAAAAGGTATGGAAGAACAAGCTAATCTCCAAAGACAAATAGTAGGTTTATCTGATCAAGAAGCTGATCGCTTACAGATACTATATAATCTTAAAGAACAAAACAAAACCGCCTCTGGAAAAATGACTGAGGCTCAACTCAAGCAAGCAGCAGATAGAATAGCAGCCATAAATGCAGAAACAGCAGCTTTAGAGGCGCAAGAACAGAGGCTACAAGGTATAGCTAATACTTTAGCAAACGAATTTGAAAACTCTTTCATGTCTATGATAGATGGGACAAAGAGCGTAGATGGTGCCTTTAGGGATATGTCAAGGAACATAATTAGTTATCTCTACAGAGTTCTTGTACTACAGAAAATGATAAGGGGGTTTGGGACAATTTTTGCTGGATCAGATAATCCAATTCTGTCTGATATAGGTGGAGCTTTAAGTGACTATTCTATGGATGGTGGTGGTTACACAGGTTCTGGACCTCGCTCTGGTGGATTAGATGGCAAGGGTGGTTTCCTAGCTATGCTGCACCCAAATGAGACTGTCATAGATCACACTAAAGGTCAGTCTGCAGAGGGTGTTACTGTCGTACAGAACATCAATATTTCTACAGGCATACAACAAACCGTAAGAGCAGAGATTTTGGGATTATTGCCTCAAATACAAGAAGCATCTAAAGCGGCTGTATTGGACGCTAAGAGGCGCGGTGGATCATTCGCGGGGGCATTCTAATGGCTATTACTTATCCCAGACCATTACCAACTGTCACAGGCATAGCTAATATAACTCTTCGTGCAGTTAATCAAACTGCGATGACCATGTCACCGTTTACCTATAAGCAGCAAATCCACAACCATGCGGGTAAGCGTTGGGAAGCTGAAGTGCAACTGCCGCCTATGCGATATGAGAATGCAGAAGAATGGATTGCGTGGCTTCTAAGTTTAAACGGACGTGCTGGCACATTTACTATGGGTGATCCAAACCGTGCATCAGCGCGTGGTTCAGCATCTACAACAGCGGGAACGCCTGTTGTTAATGGATCAGGCCAGACGGGCGCATCTTTGTCCATTGATGGCTTGCCAGCAAGTGCAACGGGTTATTTAAAGGCTGGCGATTATATCCAGCTAGGATCAGCTTCAACAGCGTCACTTTATAAAGTTCTAACAGATGTTGATACAAACGCATCAGGCGAGGCCACACTTGATCTTTGGCCTAATATTTTGACTGCACCATCAGACAACGCAACTGTTATTGTTGATAGTGCGGTGGGGCGTTGGCGGCTAAACTCAGGGGAGCAAGATTGGTCAATTAATAATGCGGCAATTTATGGCATTACATTTGCAGCAGTTCAGGTACTTCCATGACCCGTGATTTGCTGCAAATTCAAAACATCATTACGCTTGATGAAGTATTCCCATTTTTCGCGGTTGATCTTGAATTTGGCACTGAGACGCTGAATTACGGCGGTGAGATTATACAATCTGGCAATCTATATTTCTGGACGGGTCTTGGCGAAATCTCACATGGTGGCAATACTTACACGGGTGCGGGTCAATTTCTGACAGTTTCAAATATAACGGAGACGGCTGATTTACGCGCTGCTGGTGCGACAATAACTTTATCGGGATTGCCACAAGAAGTTGTGGCTTTGGCTCTCCAGCAGCCCTATCAGGGCCGCATATGCCGCATTAAGTTTGGTATGGTCAACGCCAATCGCAACAGAACCATTACTGAGGACGGCATTGCGATCACCTTAGAGGACACAGGTGATGTGGATAGTTCAGAAGGTGATCCAGTTGTGATGATTGACCTATTCGTGGGCTACATGGATCAGATGAACATCAGCGAAAATCCAGACGAGGCATCTATTTCACTGTCTGTTGAGAATAAGCTGGTTGATTTGCAGCGAGCAAAAGTAACGCGATATACATCTGAATATCAGAAGAAGAAATATCGGGATGCTTTTCCAAGTGCATCAGATGAGGATCGTGCATTTGATTTTATTAATGAACTGCAAAATAAGCCTTTGAATTGGGGCAGAACCTAATGTTTTCTGATTGGGATATTCGTCTTGCAAAGTGGATAGATGCAATTCGTAATAAGCCTTTTCAATGGGGGCCGCATGATTGCATCACTTTTGCCAATAATGCCGCAATACAAATGCGCGGCTATGGCTTTGCAGATGAGTTTCTTGATGGTTATTCAACACAGCGCGGAGCAATGATTAAATATCAACGCTTCTTGCGCAAAAGTAATTATGCTGATTTGATTGACGGATTAGATGATCGTCTAAGTAGATTAAATACTAATTATGCACCGCGTGGATCAATCTCTGCGCAATTATCAAAAAATGAAAATAATGTTTTACCCCTTTGCTTTGGAATATCAATAGGTAAGCATATTGCATTTGTTGGGGATAATGGACTTGTGTTAGAATATCCATCAGAAAATATGCTATATTGGAGCTTGAGCGATGGGTAGTAAGAGGGAAAGACAAAGATTTTTTGCTACAGTCGCAGGTGCAGCTATTACCATTTTCACTGGTGGCTTAGGCGCTGGATTTAGCGCAGCGCTTGCTGGGGTTACATTTACGAAAGTCGCCTTGGCTACGGCTGCAAGTTATGCTCTCAACGCACTAAATCCGCAACAAAAACAAGCTGGAAACGCATCTGGCGGTTATGGCGTGGGCGTAAATGCGGTTTTACCAAATGCACCGCGTCAAGTAATTTATGGTCGTCCTAGAGTTGGAGGGGCAGTATTTTATCAAAACGTGCTACCCGACAATGTAACTCTTTATCAATGTATTGCCTTCGCTGACCATGAAATTACAAGTTATGATGAAATCTATCTTAACGAAGAAAAGATTGACCCCAATACTATAGATACTGGTATTATTCCAAACTATAATACCGCATTTTTATTAATATCACCTGATGGAACATCCAGAAATATTTTTGGCGCAACATCATATCAAGAGCGCCTTGGTACGCTAGATCAGAGTTTCGCAAGTATGCCGAGCAATACGCAGTGGACAGAAGAGCATAAAGCTGCTGGCGTTGCTTATCTGACTGTGCGTCATTATTATGATGCCAATAGGAAAGATTTCCCAAATGGCGTTCCCGCCATTTCAGCCTTAATCAGCGGAAAGAAAGTCTACGACCCTCGCACAGGTGAAACAGCCTTTACTGATATTAGCGGCGTTGAAATCGGGCGCAATCCAGCACTTATTTTACGCGACTATTTAATTTATTCGGGCATTGCGACTACGGCAGAGATTGATGAGGACGCATTTAGCACTGCTGCAAATATCTGCGATGAGAATGTAACATTATCTGGGGGCAGCACTGAGAAACGGTATCGCTGTGATGGAGCGTATTTAACGCAAGAAAATCCTCAAGACATTATTAAATCAATCATTGCCACGATGGGCGGCATGATTTGGTACAGCAATGGAAAATGGTCATGCAAGGCAGCAGCCTATACATCATCTGTGCTTACTTTAGATGAAGATGATTTGCGATCTGGCTTAGAAATAAGCACCCGCAATAGTCGCCGCGATGGTTTTAATAAAGTCATTGGCTTATTTCGCGGTGAGGAAACAAGTTGGCAACCGACCAACTATCCAGAGATTAAATCAGATGAATTTGTTAGAATAGATGGCGGCGAAGAAAGCGTACTTGAATTGGACTTGCCATTTGTCAGCAGTTCATCGCAAGCACAACGCATAGCAAAGATTGCGCTGTATCGAAATCGGGAGCAGCTAAAAGTAAGCGGATCATTTGGTCTGAGAGCTTTGCAGCTTTCAGTTGGTGATATTATTAAAATCAACAACACCAGATTGGGCTTTGTGAATAAAGAATTTGAGGTCATTGAATGGACCTTTGGTTTGAATGGTGACATGGCGCTTGAAGTTGTGATGACGCTGCAAGAAATAAGCTCTGCGATTTTTGATTGGGATGCAGAGGAAAGTACGTTTGAGAGCAATAATACTCAGCTTGCAAGCCCATTCTATGTGCCTGATGTAAGTATTACTCTGACAAACGAGGTTCGTGTTATTAACCAGCATCTCACCAATGTTATCGCCGTTGACGTATCGTCAGACAATGCTGCACAAATTGAAGATGTTGAGGTTGAATATCTAAAATACAACAATCAGACCGTCAAATATAATGATTTAGATCAAAGCCTAGCCAATGGCGCTATTTCTGTTGTGGATGGTGCTTGGGGTGTTGCAAGATCAGGCGGTGGATTACTTACAGAGGTTACTAGCCTTACACGTAGGTTTTACTTTGGATGGACTTCTGGCGGTCCAACAGAGGCTTTCTTTGACCAAATCCGAGGAACATCTGCAAATGGTGTTGTTTCGTTTCTTGCGAATGAGGAAGGCGATTATGACGAATTTACCTTCTTCACAAGTCAATCAGGTAAAAGCGGATCAGCAAAGTTTGATGTGCTATTTATTCAAAAGCAACAAACTGCGGCTGGTGGTGGTTGGTATTTGGTGCAAACAGCCGCTCCAGTTGTTTTAATTGGCGATTTAACAGGTTTAAGCACATCAGAAGGCGTCAATGTATTTTTTGCTTGGGAATTTTTGAGAACAGGTACAGATAAGGGGTACACGCTTCTAGGGCGTGGTGATCTTGGCAGATATGAAATTATTGATGCGTTTATAGAGGATGTAGATAATCCTCAATATACAAGATATTCAATTAGAGCAAGAGCAAGTAACTCTTTAGGAGTAAGGGGTGCTTATACGGAAGTTGGTCGTGTTACACAGCATGATACAACTGGCCCAACTGCTGTTTCTAGTATTGAACAGCGTATTGCGGGAAGCGCATTACATCTTGATTGGGAACCATCAGCGAGCGGCGATTTAAGTCACTATAAAATCCATAGAAACTATGAAACATCTGGTGCAGGATTTAATGATTTCCACACAGTACCTGTTGTTAATCGTGTTGCGCGTCCAGCCTCAAGTGCGACAATGATTGCGCAGTCAGGCACATTCTTTATCGAGCCTTATGATAAATCTGGTAATGCTGGAACAGTTTCATCAATCGTAATTAACGCAAATGATTTAGATCAACGTACCAATTCAGAAACCTATACAATAAGCGGGACAACTGCTGACTTTAGTTCAACTGTAGGCACCCGCGATAATACGACGATTTGGTCTGGTTATTATGGCAAAGAAATCCATATTACTGATTACACAGTGGCACCATCAACAGGCACATACTTTAGTTATGGGTATGATGATTTAGGTAGCGACCAGAATGTGCGTTTATTTGTGAGTGAATTGTTTGTTGAGCGCTACGCACCTCCAAGCACGACTTATGTTACGGCCTTTTCGGATCACAGTGGGCCATATGATATTAACTTTGATGCGTTGCAAGGCAATATAGATAGTTGGCCCAAGGATTATGATTGGGATGACTTTGATCGTCAAACTGTAAACTTTAAGGATGTATCTGTTGAGGTGTATGCAAGAGCTTACCCCGCTGGCGGTGGTTCGCCATTAACAGATTACGTCAAATTGCCCTGTGAACTTTACGGCGGTCGTTTTTTATTTAAATATGTGTTAAAATCTACGGCAGATAATGTTACACCAGTATTGCAAAAAGCAGTGATCTCAATGGAGTATAACTAATGGCAACTCATGATTACGTGATAGACAATGCTACTGCGCCAGCGGTTCGGGCGGATATAAACAATGCGTTACAAGCTATTGTAACTAATAATTCAGGCACATCTGCGCCAAGCACGACTTATGCCAATATGTTTTGGTATGAGACTGATACTGATTGGCTTTACATGCGCAACGAGGGTGATACGGCTTGGATTAAGTTGTTGCGCTTAAATAATTCAAGCAATGTTGTGGGTTATGTTGCGGATAGTAAAGTTGTTACAACAGGTGGAACAGATATTGGCACTCTGGGTATTTTGCCATCATCAAACTGGACGGGCGGCACGGTTACCACAGAAACACTGGTATCTCCTGCAAATGTCAAGGCTGGTGTTGATGCTTATGCACCCATTGCTGGATCAAGTAGATCATTCACTAGTGCAGAGCAAACATTAACGGCGAGTAACTTATATACGTTGGCTCATAGCTTGGGCGCTGTTCCTAAATTAATTGATGCGAGAATGATTTGTAAAACTGCCCATGACATTTTTTCTGTGGGTGATGAGTTGCAAAATTTCGTATATATTAATGGCAGCGATGAGGGTGGGGTCGTTGTTTGGGCTGATGCGACAAATATTTATTGTAGGCAAAACAGCGATAATTCCATTGCATATTATAATGCTGCTGGATCATTGGCGAGAACATCATCAGCGCAGACTGCTAACTTTAAGCTAATCGTAAGAGCGTGGGTCTAAGGAGAATATCATGGCTGACAAGAAAATATCTGAATTAGACGCGCTAACGGGGGCCACAGTTGCCACGGATGACCAGCTTGTGATCGTTGATACCTCTGCGGGATTGACGAAAAGCATTACGATAGATGAATTTAAGAATGCGCTAGATACTGCCACAGGCTTTGTCAGGATTACTGGCGATACTATGACGGGTGATCTGGATATTCAAGGGACTTTGACCAGCGATGGGCTGACTGTGGATGGTAGTGGTACTGCACAAATAACGTCTACCTCTGGTACAACTCTTGAGTTAATTCGGTCAGGTAGTGCTGGTCAAATTTCTTCTTTGATTATGAAGGATGGCGGTAATGCTCAAAACCGTATCAACAGTTCTGGTGGGGCATTGGAGTTTGAATATGGCGCATCTAACCTTAATGCACTAAAGATCGACAATAACGGAGACATCAGCTTCTACGAGGACACAGGCACCACGGCAAAGTTCTTCTGGGATGCGAGTGCTGAGAGTTTGGGCATTGGGACGACTTCGATTAATGATAGGGTAGATATTTCTGGCTCTACGGGTGACGGATACAGATTGACTGATGGTACGCACACAGGTGTGTTTAGGTCAATTAGTGGCGGCACGATTCTAAAAACAACCACTAATCACGCCTTAATTTTTGGCTCTAACGACACAGAACGCATGCGCATAGATGCCAATGGCACCATTACCAGCAAAGGTTATTCCGCTCTTAATTCTTCTGCGCGAGATGGTTCAGGTTCCATTTATCTTGGTGGTAACACAGGTTACGCACTTCTTATTGATCACTATGATTCAGGAACGACAAAATCAGTTATAAGAAACACCTATGCGCCTACAAATTCTTCGGCTGAGTTAGCTCTAGATAGTGGTGTAATTACATTTAATACTGGCACATCTTACACAGAAGCCATGCGCATTGACAGCAGCGGTAACTTGCTGGTGGGTAAGACGACTAATAATTCCGCCACCACAGGTCATGGTCTAACTAGTGCTGGCTTTGCCTATCACACTCGCAGCGGCGGTGAGCCATTGTACTTGAACCGCCTTTCCTCCGATGGCAGTATTTTGACACTAGCCAAAGACGGTGCACCTGTGGGGAGTATTGGGACACCCTTTACAGGTGAATTGTATATTGAGGCTAGTGGAGCAAACTCTTCTGGTCTTTTGTTTACGTCTGGAAACACTATTCAGCCAAGAAAAAACAGCGCTTCAGATGATGGAAACATATCTATAGGCACATCAGGCAACCGCTTCAAAGACCTCTACCTCTCTGGCTCTATTCATGGCGATACCATCTTTGAGAACAACGCTGGTACCACGGAGTATGCACGGTTCGACAGCAGCGGTAACTTTCTGGTGGGGACTGTTGATACAAACCCAACTACAGGAACATCGGAAGGTATCGTGCTTGGGGTTGGCGGTATTATGCTTGCATCAAATGCAAACGATGCGGCGATAGCACTAAACAGAATCACAACAGATGGCGCTATTGCTATCTTTAAGAAAGACGGCTCCCCTGTGGGGAGTATTGGGACACTATCTGGAACAACTTACATCCATTCAGGAACAGTTGGCCTCACTATGTTTGACACAGGCGGGTCGCTGGATAGGATTTATCCTGCAACATCTAATGGGAGTGGTCGTGATGCTGCTATTGATCTGGGGGACAGTTCAACTCGCTTCAAAGACCTCTACCTCTCTGGCGGTGTCTACCTTGGCGGCACTGGGTCGGCTAATAAGCTGGATGACTATGAGGAGGGGACTTGGACGCCTACTCTTACAGGATCAACCACAAATCCAACGCAAAGTTATATTGATCAACTTGGTTACTATACAAAAGTTGGAAACATGGTGCATTTAACTGGCTGGGTTTATTTCAGTGGCAGTGGAATTACTGGTGGTACAGGTAATTTGATATTGGATGGCCTTCCTTTTACTATATCAAATTCACTTGCTGCTAGAGGCACTCTAAGTTTATCGGAACAACAGGATTTTAATACCGCAGGAAACGGCGCACCGACAACAGGGTTTTTGCAGTTTAACACTACAACAGTTCTTTTAGAGGTGTACAAAAATGACGCTGGCAAGATTGGCGGCCTATCTTATGCTTTGGCCTCAGATGTTAAGAACTCAACACGCATGGCATTTACTTGCACTTACACCACATCAGCATAGCCCATTGCATAGCTTTGGGTCAGACAGTCCATAGCCAAAGGAGATAAACGATGGCACTTACAGAAGAAACAGTACAAGACAAAATAGAGATCGTAGGCGACTTCAAGCACGTTCAGGTGCGTACAGCCACGGTCATCAAGCGTGACGGCGTAGAGATCAGCCGTAGCTACCACCGCCATGTAGTCGCACCAGATGCAGACATCACAGGTGAAAGCACAGAGGTGCAGAACATTTGCAACGTGGTTCACACAGACGAAGTTAAAGCAGCCTATGCTGCACATCTAGCAGCACAGGAGGTATAATCATGGCTGTAACTTATACTTGGAGTATTCCAACAGTAGAACGTAACTTATCTGACGGTGGTATCACTGTCATACACTGGCGTTGCACAGGCGTGGACGGTGATTACTCAGCGTCATCCTATGGCACAACTAGCCACTCACCAGATGCTGATGCGGATGGTTTCATTGCTTACGATAGCGTAACTGAGGCCAACTGTATTGCGTGGGCGCAAGCTCAAGTCGGTCAGGAAGATGTTGAAGCGGCGATTGCTGCTAAGATTGAAGCTGACAAAAACCCAACCAGCGCAGCGGGAGTGCCGTGGGCCGCTGAATAACACAGAAAGGAAATCAACATGACTGAAGAAAAAAAGGTCATTACGATTGACGATGTAGACTACACAGAAGATCAACTGTCAGACCATGCGAAGGCTTGCATTAATCACATTGGATCATTGGATAGCAAAATTTCCTCTGCGGAATTTAATCTAATGCAACTAAGAGTGGGTCGCCAAGCATTTCTGGATATGTTAAAATCTGACTTAGAGAATATACCAGAAGAGATAGCAGCAGAATAACTATCAAATTAGGGCAGAATAATGGAATATGATATACTTTGGACCGCTGGATTAACTGCCCTATTAAGTTTGTTGGGTTGGGCCTGTAGGAACATGTATTCTGAAGTACAGAGAATACAGGTTCTCCTTAACAAGACAAGAGAAGAGATCGCTAAGGAGTACGTCACTAGAGCAGAAGCCCAAAGTGACATGAATAGAATAATAGACCGACTAGAAGCACTCGACGCCAAACTGGATAGGATAATTGAGCGTCGATGATAGATCCCATAACGGCGATTTCAGCCGCTACCGCTGCTTTCGGCTATCTCAAGAAAGGTATTGCCGTTGGCAAAGATCTGCAGGATATGGGAGGTCAACTCTCTAAATGGGCTGGTGCAATAGCTGATCTTGATTTTGCTGATCGTCAGAACCAGAAGCCCCCTTGGTATAAGGCTCTTGGTGGTGGAGTAGAAGCACAAGCTATGGAAATCTTTGCAGCCAAACAGAAGGCTGCTTCCATGAGGCAGGAGCTAAAAGACTACATATCCGTCATGTATGGCCCATCAAAATGGCAAGAAATACTAGAGATAGAAGCAGACCTACGTAAACAGAAACGAGAACACGAACACAGACGCATGGAAATAAAACAAGCTATAATAGAGTGGACTGTGGGTATTGTTGTGTTTGTTGTTCTTATAGGTGGCCTTGTAGGATTTGTATGGTTGGCTAATCAATGACTGTAGATCTAGGATTGCTTGGCTATTTACCATTACCTTTAATGCCTTTCGATAAAGTGAAACCTCTCCCTAATAAGAAAGAACGTATTGTAGAAGAGACCCACAGATCTGTTGACAGAAAAGCAGAAGACTACAAATATGAAACAGCCTACGCATACCACCCGCATAATCAAGCTAAATATCAATCAGCACAAATAGTGGACTTTGTAGTAGCATGAAAATAACACCAGAATGGTTAGACAAGTGGCGTATATGGCCTCGCATGATCCTCACACTTTACGGGATTGCTTTCTATAACACAACAACTTGGTTTATGGCTCTGCCTGATCCTTCAAACGCTCAAGCAGGATTCGTTAGCGTAATCGTGGGGGCTGGTGCGGGTTTTTATGGAATATATGTAAATGGTAAAACACCTTCTGGTGGTAGCAACTCTAGCTCTAAGTAGTTGTGGACCCCTCTCTTATCTTAATCCTTTAAGCAATAGTGGAGGCCCTACTGTTAATGCAAACGTCTTGGCGGGAAAAGAAAATACACAACAAGTGGTCGCACAACAAAATAGACAAGAAGCTGGTAGGGACATCGTTACAACAGAGAAGGAAGTCGAGGCCGAAAACGTCGAGACAATTAAGATATCAAACACAAATATACCAATCTGGGTCATCCTCTTGCTTGTGCTTGGGTGGCTATTGCCAACACCAACAAGTATCGCAATCTGGTTTGGGAACCTATTCACTTCAATCTTTCAAAGGAAGAAATCCGATGACATTTAAACTTGGCGCTAGAAGCGAAGAAAGGCTACTAGGCGTAAATGAAACACTTGTAGATATTGTGCAACGTGCCATTTCTCTCACCAAACAAGACTTCTCAGTGATTTGTGGTAGAAGAACCAAACAAGAACAAGAGGCCCTAGTTGCTAAAGGTGCCTCACAGACAATGAAGAGCAAGCACCTTGAAGGTAAAGCTGTAGACCTTATGGCTTATGTAGCTGGATCTGGTGGTCGTTGGGAACTTAATCTCTATGATGAAATTGCAGATGCTATGGCAGAAGCTGCTGCTGATCTAGGCGTCACTAATTTGCGTTGGGGGGCTGCATGGCATATAGATGATCTAGCCTCTTGGTGGGAAAACAACAACACTGCAGAAGATGCTATGAACGCTTATGTAGACCTAAGACGATCTCAGGGTAAAAGACCATTCATAGACGCTCCACATTTCGAGCTTACATAAAAAGAGAGGCCCCGCAAGGGGCCTTTTTTGTGTTTAGCTTTACGATATAGTTTTGGCTTTTTCTTATCAGGGATTACCTTAGACCTATACTTAGGTTGTCTAAGATCCTTAGCCATTGGGTTAGGCTTCCTCATCTTTGTCTCTCCAGTTTAAACATCGAAAGTCAGCTATCACCCAACCTTGTTCATAAAAATGTTTAGCGCCTACTTGCACTGACATTTGACACAGTTCCTCTGTAGGATGTATTCTAGGGTCTATAGATGCTTGACAGAGACCTTCACTCAAACAAACAAGTAGAATTGCGCTCCACATATTAACTTCCTTCCATTTCTTCTATTAACCTATTTAGATACCATTGTGCCTTCTTTAAGTCTTCTAGTGGTTTTCCCTTGTACCTGTAGCGATGCAGGTATTTTTTTATATTCCCTTCAAGATAGCCCATAAACATCATAACATCCATATTATCCTTTAGATATTCAATGCACTCTATTTTACCTTCGCCGTAGTGTGGCGGGTGATTAA